TGAGTCGTTGGCACTTCGTAAGGCATTCCCGATGGAACTATCTGGGCTTTACACGGGCGACGAGATGGGGAACTCTGAGCACGACGTACCGGTGAAAGCCGACGCCACTAGGTCGTCGTCTCGAAGCACGGCGACTCATACAACGACGCCTCACGAGACTGGTGAGGCCGCAACTGACGACCAGGTTTACGCGCTTCGCACGTCGTTAAGCCTGCTCGACGAAGATGATCGAGCGACGGTTAAAGCCGAATGGATCGCAGCCGGTCTGCCTCCACTAGCGAACGGCCTGACAACGTCGCAAGCCGATCGTGCAATCGAACTCGTGTCGAACGTTCTCAACGCCGTTGGTGGCGACGTTGTCACAGGTGAAGTTGTCGAAGTATCTAATTCTGAATCAGATGACGGGCAAGCGGCGACGAATGACAAGGCAACTTCACTCGCGACGGCGACCCAGGTTCGTGCGATTCAGACTCTCCTCGGCAATCTCGGCATCGCAGGTCCGGCGAAGCACGAATGGGTCGGCGACGTAATCGAGCGCCCGATCGATTCGATGAACGCGCTAACGAAATCCGAAGCGTCGGTCGTCATCGACCGACTGAAGCTCGACGCCGCAGGCACGAGCGAACCGTGAGCGCGCGACCCGGCCAACATAATTTGGATTGCTGCTCAGACGACGGGGGGGGTATACCCATGAGGTCTGATTCGGTGGCCCCGTCCCGTGTAGCCGCACGCTGTGGATGCGCATGGCCCCCAGTTTTTCGCGACAGGGGATGCACGCTTGACTAGGGCCAAATTTCCGACGCCGCCAAAGGGTCTCGCCAAGGGTGGTCTCACTTTGTGGAAGGCGGTCGTAAAAATCGGCACACTTCGACCGGATCACCTTCGTATTTTGCAGGACGCGTGTTTCGAGTGTGACTTGATCGACGACTTGCAAGCCGCTCTCAAAGACGCGCCCCAGACGGTGCGCGGTTCACAGGGCCAGGAAGTCGCGCACCCACTCATCACGGAACTTCGACAGCACCGCTCTACGCTCTCGACGTTGCTACGTGCCTTAAGACTTGCCGACAGTGACACGAGCGTCGTTGACGCCTCGCGCGCCGCTACAGAGGGCGCAATCGTTTTAGCGCGCGCTCGATGGGATCGTAAGTCAGCGTGAGCGGAGCTGAGATCCTTGCGCGACTCGAATGGTCCGACGACGGTTTGCCGTCTGGCTGGCCGCACGATCAGGACGTGGCGTCAGGCGGTCCCGAAGTGCTCGCGTGGAGTGAAGTCATTCTCAGCCAACCTGACGGCGATGACGCCGGGCAACCCTGGTGCTGGCGAAAGTCTCAGGCGCGCTTCGTGGCTTGGTGGTACGCGCTCGACGAGGACGGCAGCTATTTGTGGCGACGCGGTCAAATCGTTCTGCCAAAGGGCGCGGGCAAGTCGCCAATGGCCGCCGCGCTCGCGTGCTGTGAGCTGGCCGGGCCCGTTCGCTTCGACAAATGGAACGATGACGGCTCGCCGCAGATGCGCAAGCACAGGAGCCCGGACGTGAAGCTCTCGGCTCTTTCACAGGATCAGGCGCAGGACGCGACAATGGGGCTCGCGATCTCCATGCTCGAGAACAACGTCGCGCACGCTGAGATTCCTGGTCTCGACGCCGGTCTTACTCGCATACGAACGCGCGGCGGCAAGTTGACTCCGGCAACGGCTCGCGCGCCATCGAAAGAGGGTCTCCGTCCCACGGCCGTGGTTCTGGACGAAACCCATCTTTGGGTCGCGTCCAACGGTGGTCATCGTCTCGCCGAGACGTTGCGCCGCGGCGTCGCGAAGACGGCTTCGCGGTCACTTGAGACTTCGAATATGTGGGTGAACGGTCAACGCTCGGTCGCCGAGGAAACGCACACCTACGCCGAGGGTGTCCGCGCCGGCACGCACGCCGGCGACGGTGTGCTCACCTGGCAGCCAATTGGTCAGTGCGACGACATAGGCGACCCGGTGCAACTTCGCGCCGCTCTCGCCGAGCTCTACGAAGACTCGCCGTGGATTGATATTGACCGGCTGGCCGCTGAAGTCCTCGACGGCGGCACACACCCGAGCGACGCGAGGCGTTACTACCTGAATCAGCCCGCCTCAGCCGACGATGCTTGGATTCGAACTGATCAGTGGCACTCGTGTTTGGACAGATCGAAGCCCCTCGTCGACGGCGACACGATCACGATTGGCTTTGACGGCTCGCGGGGTCGAGCACGCGGCAACGCTGACGCCACGGCGCTCGTGGCTGTGCGCGTCGCTGACGGCTACGTAGAACTTTTGGGGTGCTGGCAAGCTCGTGAGCACGAGAACAACTGGGAGGTTCCCGAGGCCCTCGTAGACGCGGCCGTGAGGGACGCTTTCAAACGCTTTCGAGTGGTTGGCTTCTACGCGGACCCGAGCGGTTGGCAAAGCCAGCTCGGCACGTGGGAGCAGGAATTTGCGAAGCGGCTCAAAGTGCGCGCCAACGTCCATCACGCAACACATTTTTGGGCGAACAGGCCCTCCATCATGGTGAGAGCACTCGCGGCGTTCGAAGAGGCGGTCGGTAACGGCGACCTAACGCACGATGGGAGCTTCCGACTCACTGAGCACGTTCTCAACGCTCGGCGCAATCCGTCGCCCCGCTCAGGTCTCCAAATCTCGAAGGAGTACCCAGACAGCCCTCGAAAGATCGACTGCGCGGTCGCGGCCACGCTTGCCTGGACTGCGCGACTCGATGCCGTCGCAAAGCCGGGCGTCATGAAAGGGAGCAAATCAAGTCCAGCCCGCGTCGTTGTGCTTGGATGAGCGCATGACAAAAATTTCAGCAATGGATTATTCAAGAGACGAAGCCGTCGTCGTGGAAGTGGGTTTGACCGATGAAGGCACGGACAGCGCGCACGCGCACAATAAACAAGTTCCGAAAGTCTCTCTCGACATCTCCGACAAAGATGCACCCAACACGAAGACGTACGCCATTCTCACGTACGTAGAAGCGCGCGAACTGGGCAATGCGCTGATCGCCCTGGCAAAGGCCGCCGACGAGCAGAATTACAAAATCGAGCGTAATATTTGATAGCTCTGGAAAGCAGCAAAGCCAGCGACGATGCGAGACTAACTCACCTATGGTTCGCTCATGGGAATTCTCTGGCGACTCTTCGCGCCGAAGCCCCTTCGTCGAGTCCGGCGCGTCGTATATCCGGTCTCGCTGTTTACGCCGCGACCTGTGCGACGAGTGCGGGGTTCAGTTTGGGCAGCTCGTCACCCTGTGCGTGCCTCTGAGACGACCGTGCGACGTTCGCTCTTCAGAAAGCGTCCGAAAGGTTAAAAGAGCCGTTCGGCGGGCCCGCCGAACGGCTCTTCTCATCACTCAGATCGCCTTCGTTCCTCTCCGTTTTCAAATTTTCTTCTGGCCGCGTCTGTCGACTGGCGGAAGGTAACCGAGCTCGCGTGCTCGATTGATGTAGCTGCTTGCGGTTCGATTTGCAACATTGAGTCGAGTAGCGACGGCCTCGATGGGAGCTCTGGTGTGAAAGTTTTCTCGATATATGTCGGCAGCTCGTTTGATCCTTGCGTTCGTCAATGTTCGAGTTCCTTTTCGTCGCTGTGCCTTCGTTATCTGTTCAAACACTCCCGCGAGTGGAGATGATTCAAGGCGCCATGCTCTATCCCATTCTTGGCCGCTCTCCGATCCGGTGAAAGCTAGCGCCGCGAACGTAGCGGCCACCCAGTGCTCAACGCTGATCGCGAGAATGTCTGATGGCCGAACGCCCCTCCCATCGTCGACGCTCGAAATAGTCACCTCGTGACAAAGAGGAACGCCATCGACGACGCGAAGATCTAGTCGGAGAGAAGGCAGTCCCAACGAGCCTGAGTGCGTCACGGTAATTCGATTGGGCACCCAGAGACCGTCAATGTTGACGACCTCAGTGGCGTCGGCGGCGTCGGCTACGCCCCACGGAAGTTTTCTTCCGCCGGCCACTAGCCAAAGCGTCAGCGACGGTTTGGATGATCGACGTGGGGCTGACTTCTTCGATTCTCGTGGCACTCTATCTCCGCATCTAGAAACCACGCTGCTCGCGTGGTTAGACACCACGATACACGGCATCATGTTCGCATGTCGTCAATCGTGCTACC